TGCGGATTCGAGGAAACTCGAAGAACCCATCGCCGGCACAGCCTGGAGACACTGGAGGCGGGGAAACTCGCAGCTAGGTCAGAAAGGCTGAACGGGACGATGCATGGTCCGATGCTCTGCGATCGTTAAGTGCACATTCTGAGGGAGATATAATTGATTATCTCGACTTATATCTGGGTAAAATTAAAAACGTTAGGAGACCTGTATTAAATTGGTTTCTTTATAGAGTTAAGCAACGAATGGATCGTGTTAGAGTTTTTTGTGATAAACATCAGTCTTGGTGCGCATGGAAATTTCAATGTCCATCGTATTCAGAATTTGAAGATATTACCTTATGTATAAAAGACTATGTTGATAAAAATGATTTGTTCTTAAATGTCTACGCTCAGTTAGTTGGGAAGTATTTCTTAGTTGGTAATCAGATACATAAGCGCAAGACCATGCATTGGGAGTCTTATTTTAATTATTATAGAGAATCCTTTACTGGACCGTCTCAGACTCCTATTAAGCCTATGACTAATCATGTTAATAATCCTATTCAACAAACCATTTTTCCCCCAAAGCATCTACGGCCGTTGGCGCGTAGTTTGTTTAGAGGTTATTTGAAACGTGCTAAAAATATAGATATAGATAATATAAAAGATGGTACGCTTGCTAGTTTAGCTTTGAAGTTGTTGAATTGGGAGACTATAGTGTATGATGGTTTATATGATAGGGCTCTCGTTCTTTGTACTACTAATGACGTTAGTATTCCTGCAGTTCTTGGTTTGTACAAAGAATTTTCTAGAGACACTAGTAATAGGGGAGAAGGTTATTTCTCCTGTATGCCTCTAGTGAGTCAAGCTGTTTCTTTCCTAAATGATGCAATAGGTAATAAAGAATATTATGGGAAGATTAAATTTAAGTATTCTCCTTATGATATTCTTAAAGCTATTAAATTGGGAACGTCAGGAGGGGTTTTGTGTGGGCCTGTGGCTAGTGGAGAATTGTTAGGATCGGCTGCTCGAGTTAAAAATAGTGGTCTTAAAGTTTTTCATATTGAATCGGGTATGCGTGATCATCAGCGTATGATGATTGATCTTGTTGAAGGACTAGTTAATGCTTTTCAGCCTATATGTAAGACAGTGATTAAACGAGAATTTAAAGTACTAATAGAGAAATTGATTGGGCTGAAGAAATTATGGGAAGCGAAGTACGCTTTAGATAGTGCTGCCTTGAAGAAAAGAGAGTTTTTTATTCCTAGTATTAATCTTACATTATTGTCCTCTATGTTTAAACGTGATTTTGAAAGAGGAGGACTTAATTGTATAGGAATTAAGTGGTGGTACGGTGGAGCAGAAAGATTTGCAGAGAATATTGGCTGTTATAATGAAGATTTGATTTTTTGTGATGGAGACGTTAAGCAGTTGGATAAGGGTATAGCAGATTGGCAATTATATGCTTATTTTGGATCATATTTGAAGTTTATAGATTTTAAAAGCATGAATAGGGCACAGACTAGATTATTTTTTAAGTTGTATAAGAAGCTTATGTATCATGTGACTAATAAAATAGTCTTGCATGCTGGTACGTTTTGGACTATTATGTGCGGAGTAATGTATTCGGGGGGATTTGAAACGTCGAGAGGTAACACATGGATTAAAGGTCTCTATTTTTATCTATATGTGTGTTACGTTATGACTTGTTATCCTACTCATGCGCCGATGATACAGAGACTAGTTACTTTGAGGTTTCTAGCTATTGTGGTGTATGGAGATGATCATATTTGGTGGTATCCTAGGCAACTTAGAGGATTATTTAGTGTTGAAGGATATGCTGAATTTTTGAGTAAGCATTTGAATGTGATTCTGCGAGATTTTAAGGAATACGATAGTCTTTTTACTGAAGTGGACCTGAATACGGGTATGGTTGTTAAAGCAGGTCCGAAGTTTTTAAAGACGTATTTTATTAAGAATGAACAGAGTCAATTTAATAAAATGGCGAAGATTTTACCTTTTAGACCAATTATGGAGTTGGTTTGTAAATCTTTTGTTGATTTGGAACCTCAGAATAATGAAAAATTCATTTTGAAGAGCATTGGTCTTGCTTGGAATAGCTTAGGGACGAATCCCTGTACTTATAGAGTAGCTCGGGACTATTATAAAGCTGTTCGTAGTTTGTCGTCTAGATCTCCTAGAGAAATTTATGTTGATTGGCTTCAAACTAGAGACGGGAATATTAATATTAATAAAATGGTTAGACAGATCGGTCTTACTCCCGCTCAGATCTTTGATCATTTTCCTAAATGGTCGGAGATGCAAGCAAGACATGTTAGAGATGATAATAGAAATGAATTTGGACCTAAAGCAAATTATCTTGAATATTATTCTGTAGTTGGAGAAGATTTGGTGCACGTTGGAGAATTTTTACTGGAGGACGATTTTTTTAAATTTGGGTCAGAG